ATCATTTTAAACGTCCAATTCAAGGTGCTTTTTCAACTCTAAAAAAGTTCTCTTTCCTTGAGTCTGCATCTAATCCTGGTGTTATAAAAACATCTTGATTAGAATTGCGAACTAAGGCGTGAGCTTTACGCTTCAGTCATCTTTGAGAATCTTTCGATTCACTTAGACAAATGAGCTTAAACTCGGAACTTAATGCATTTTTTGACACAATAGTATCTATTAGTCCTCCTTTGGAGGCTCTTGATATTAAAGGTCATCTATGCTCAAAAGACGAACCTGCAGGAAAAGTAAGGATATTCGCTATGGTAGATATATGAACACAAAATGTTCTTAAACCTTTCCATAACGCATTCTTTGCTTTTTTAAGATCTTGTCCTAATGATGGTACATTCGATCAATGATCGGCTGTATACCGTGGTGTTGAGAAAGCTCAACGCACGGGTACATCATTTGGATATGATCTTTCTGCAGCTACTGATAGACTTCCCGTTTCAATTCAAGCCTTCTTCATTGACCAAATATTTGGTAATAAAGTCGGTTCCAATTGACGGAATCTATTAGTAGGTAGAGAGTACGAACTTAATAGTCCTCAATATGGTTTCCATACTGTTTCTTATGCAGTAGGGCAACCAATGGGGGCTTTAAGTTCGTGGGCTATGTTAGCTCTTTCACATCATCTTATAGTTCAAGTAGCATACAAGCGTACCCGTAATGGATACGATTGATATACTAATTATGAACTATTAGGAGATGACATAGTGATTTTTGATAAAGATATTGCTGAAACTTACCTTTCAATTATGAAGGGTATTGGTTTAGAAATAAATTTGTCAAAGTCAGTATGCTCTCCTACTGGAGATGTTGTTGAATTTGCTAAAAAGACCATGCTTAAAGGGGAAAATGTATCTGCATTGCCTTGAAAGGCTTTCATGTCACAAAATAATCTGACAGGAAAGGCTTCTCTGGCTTATAGCCTACACAATCGTATAGGCCATTTAAGTACGATAAGCGCTTTAAAGCGTTTTTATCCTACTAAAATGCAAATAATTCATAAACTGTTTATGATGATTTTATTGAAAATATTTTCATCAAATACAGGAAAATGAAATCTTCTTATTTTTAAGCTGATAGCTCAGAAGTACGGTACTCTAAATATGAAAACTTTAGAGAAAATACCTCTTAACTACCTTGAAGATAGAATTTGTGCCTTCTTAAAAGGAGACTTTGAAATTCTACTTCATGGTCAAACTTGAATGTACTATGACATGTACAAGTTTTCTAATATGTGAGAAAAATCCATACGAAGACTGAGATCAGTTGATGGCGATTGTCGAGAATTATCTCGTCAAATGCTAAACAAGCTGTTCCCAGAATTCAGAGGTAATTTCGACACTGCTTCTTCTTATTATTATAATGAGAATATTGAAGCAATGTTTGATTGCCTTGTAAGGATTAATCGAACAAATTTAGACGCTTTCTTAGCTGATATCCCATCTGGAAATCGTTGAGAAGACTTAGATTTACTCTTAGAGAAATCTGTAGTCATCGACAACTATTTTCAGTATTTGGATTTAGTTAAAAGAGCTGACGAAAAGATCCAAAAGATCTCTCGTAAACCTGTGCAATTGACATCGAAGTCTTTGGTCAAACAAATGAACAAATGACTTGGAAGTCCTTTTAGTGCAGGAGGGCCAAGAAAGCCTCAGATTCCCAATTGATAATTAGGATCTTTCTTCCATGTGTTGATTTTCACACAGAAGGGGATTTCTTGCTATTCACTGAATAGTTTGGATCATTC